TGTGGATCATTTTCTCCAGCATAAGTGTCTATTCTGACATCACCAAACTCAACTGCTTCATCAAAGGATTGTGTATCGTCATCATAATTAATTTTACCGATATACTTTGTTGTATCTGAATCTGTATAGTTGGCGTCAACAACATTTGTTTCAACACCATCTGAAGCGTCAACAATATCTTTATTGATAGCACTATGTTTAATACCACCGTGGTCTAAAAATAATTTATCTGCCTCGTCTTTATCATTTGCCAATACATCTTGTTCAACAACAAGTGTATAATATGTTTTCTTTCTGTATAAGTTTTTACCTACATCTTTGTCTGTAAATAATACATCTGTTTCTACTTTACTCATTAGTGTCCTCCTTAGTTCATTCTATAGATATATTCTCTTTTTGTTTTATAATTTTTTGTTAAGTTAGGATCAAAGTCTTTTCTAAAACCTTGTCTAGTATTCCATAACTGACCAAAGTCGTTAAATAATGCTTTATCATTTTGAGCTGTATCACCAAATACATCTTCATATGTTTGATAGTATTCGTCAGGATAAATAATTTCAATACCTGTATTACCTACGAAGTTAGTAGCGTCTTCTACATACCTCTTATCCATAATTGATTTTAATTTAAGTAATTGTTTTCTATAAAATTTTATTTTAGAGATAGGCACGTTTCTATAAATTGTAGATGAAGACCAAAAGTATTCACCATTATCTTCAGGATCTGCATATTCTCTTTTATAAACTATGTTAAATGATTGATAATATTCTTGTTTTTGTGTCATATACGTATAATATACACTATTACAGGAATATAAACAAGCACTATTCCAGTTATTTTTTGTTGATTTTACTAGGTTATTTAAGGGTGCGACAATCTGTCAATGAGAACAAAGCAAGAACATTACTGTGATTCGTAATATTCCTCTTCGATTCTCTTGCCTAAATCAAAACATTGCTCTAATTCACTACAAATATAAGCGTCTATGTATTTGTATCCTAGTTCTATTAGACTTGCAAGTCTTTTGTTGCCTCTACTTACAACGTACATATAACCATCTTCACATACCTTTGTTATACAACTAGGGTCTCTAAATGGTATATTACCTACTTTATCACCTTTCCATCTTTCAGGTGTCATTTTACAAATCACAATAGGATTTATTAATTGGTGTTGTATGTAATCAATGTTCTCTCTTGGTATTCTTGTAAGTTTAGATATATCAACTATTTCTATAGGTGTATTAAATCCTCTATGGCCATTAAAGTATCTAGGACAATACCTTTTTCTTGCTTGAATATAGGTTGCAGGATCACAATCTTTTACTATCGCCATAAGTCTTTAATCCATTCACCACTTTGATATTTCATAGCATAGTCTGGATTAGGGTGACCATGAAATACACATATTTTACTATCGTTCTTTAACGGATGTAATTCAGGTTTATACTTTTCATACTTTTTAGGTTTACCTCTCTCAGGCCATTTAAAAGAGTAAGTCCATTTATCAGGCAAATATGTTTTCTGTTTATGTTTCCACATTAAATCAGTTATTACATTTTGATCACCATGTAATTTATCAAATGTATCTTTTCTCTCAATGTATGTTTTCCATATGTGACTATGATGTTTTAAATTATATCTTAGTACGCTTGAATTAATTGTTGTTGTTGGTTGACCAAAGTCTCTTATCACACAAAAATCTTCATCTTTACCAAACGTAAAAAATTCATCTAAGTTGCCTACAATAACCACATCTAAATCCATGTATAGATTATTACCCTCTAATCCTATTGCAGGATTGTATAGGTGCATTTTATTCCACCAATTTTGTAATTCTGGTTTAGGTATTTTTATTACGTTAATATTATCTGATATTTTTTCTCTATCAGTTAAACAATAGAAATTAAATGGTATAGTAATATTTCTCTTTACCATATTGTAAAGAGTTTCTACATACTTTTCTGAATATTTTGCACCCCAAAGTACGCATATAATATTATTCTGGTTTGCCATTTTGATGTTTTAATGTTTTATATGCCACACCATTTGACATTTCTTCTAAAGTAAATTGATTTTCTGATACAAAATTAATCCACTCGTTCATAGTCTTACGGCCTGGTCTAAAAGGTTTTTCTACATATTTAGGGTGCCTTGAGGTTACTGCCCATGCAACATTTAAACCCTCAGTTATAGCAGGTACTTTATTCATTACTGCCTCAACTGCAGCCAAACTCATATTAGTGACTAAACAATGACAATCTTTTAGTTCATCTTTCAAGTGTGTATTCCACCATTGATTGCCAGGTCTAGGTTTATTTCTAACTCTTATTTCTCTATCTGTATATTGACTTATATCTTTTTTGACTTGTTCAATCCATTCTGCCTGAGACATACTATTAATTTCTCTGGTAACAGTTTCAGAGGATGGACATATTAATATGTGTTTTGTTTCACCCATATTCCAACCTTTAAATGTCACATCAATACCTTGACTTTCTAATTTTCTTACTCTTGCACCATCACCTACTTTACCTTTTGTAGTGTGAATACCACCTTTTATGATTCTAAAATATGTCTTGTCTTTATCTAGTATTTTAGGTTCAGGATATCTTTGTATTTCTTTTGTAAAATAACCAGTATCTACGTACCACCACTCTTCGTTTTTTAAGATACATTCTTTTATAAGTTCTCTATTTTTACCTGCTAATCCCCAAAAAAAATGTATAGGTTTATCTTCGTCTTGCCAACCTTTTTCTATATGTGGCCATATTTGGTGGGATAAACATTTACCCCATGCCATTTTATGAGTTATAATCATCCGCCAAATCCTGTCCAGTTCCAAGGGTCTTTAAACTTATCTTCCTCAGTCTCATACTTTTTAGGTTCACATCTTAAATATAATCCTATCATAATTCCTAATATAAGCCAGGTCATTTAAATCTCCATCTACTTACACGTTTATATGCAACGCCGCTTTCTATTTCTGACATTGTATATTGATTAGCCATCAAACTATCTATCCACTTTTGTCTATCTTCAGCGTAATGTGGTTTTTCTATTTCTAATAAATTTGTTTTTGATACAGGTAAACCACACGAAATGCCATCACAAAAACTAGGCACACCTTCTAATACTGCGTCAATACAAGCAGTTGATTGAAAGGTTACGCAAGCAAATGCTTCTTTTAATTGTTGAGGTAAACTCTCTTTTGAGTCTTTCTTTCTAACTACAATATCTCTTTTAGTTGCCATTTTTAATTGATACATTGTATCATCTAACCAACTAGGATAACCATAGTATTTCTTTGCGTGATCTGATGGTTCTAAAACTAAAATATATTTACCTTCTTTTTTCCAAGGTTTAATCTCTATATGTTTCTTATACTTTTCTATACGTTCATAATCGTCATCATCTAACTTATCAATAAACGTAAGTGAGTAATCATTTCTAGTTATTCTGTATATTTTTTCGTTTAGTAATCCTTGCCCATGTCTTTTGCCAAATCTATATGCGTGGTCAAAGTAATAGAAGACTTGTGGTTTTACCATACAGTGTTTAATTAAATCACCTGTGCCTCGTAATACACCAAACACTGCAATAGGAATACTTAAATCTTTAAAGGTAGGCCATTCTGTGTTCTCATATTGGTCAACAGTCTTTACCTTTTTGTGAAGTGTACCATTAGCACTTTTAACAAATGCTCTTATAGGTATATCTGTTATCTCTCTTGTCTCAAATCCTTGTATCATTGTAAACGTATTTTAAAACATTCAGAATAGTATTTAAACCAATTAGTTGCGTAATCAGTATCTTTGTATTCTGCAAACCATGGTCCACCTTCAGTAAAGTGTATGTTTTTAACATCATCCTTATACTCGTATTCTCCTGCTAACCAATTCCACTCTAGTGGTAAATCGCCTATTAGGTCTTCACTTTCTAGCCATTTAAATTGATGTAGTTCTAAACCTGTTGCTCTATTAACATAGTTAGGTGTTAATTGTGTACACTTCTTACAATTCATTAACATAAAACTAGACCAGTTCTTTTTAGGATAAACTGTTTGTGTTTGATTTAAAAACTTTACTTTACTCTTAGGAGTATAATCGTGTTTACAAACTTGTACTGCGTATCTGTCGTCTCTTAAACGCCATAGTTCGTTTATGTCTGCCTCCATTAACATATCACAATCCATAAACAATGCCCAACCTTGATAGTTCATAAGGTGTGGTATAATAAATCTACTAAATGAAAATTCTGTACTAGATAAAGCATTTCTTTCTCTTACAAAATCATCTTTTATGTTATTTAAATATACTGGTGTTATTGCCACTGGTTTTGTACTATTCTTTAATATACTATAGGACAAAGTATTAAATGCGGCCTTTTCTTTTGTATCATAACCTATAAAAACATTTATCATTTTATTTCCTTTGCATTATCCATTCAGGACTGTTTGCTTGCATTTTTCTATTACCTTTTCTATGGTCTATATATTCATTCATTAAAGCGTGTCTTGCCATTATATGAGCGGGTTTACCATCACCTAATTTATGTTCACTATAACCTCTTTTATTTTTACACACTTCTCTAGTTGCGTCTAGTGTATGACAATCTGTATATGCTGATAAATTATAAACTGTGTCTTTTATATACCACTCAACATATGTGTCGAAAAATTGTTTTGTACAATCTTTTGTTAAATCAAATCCAATAAATCCTGTTTCTGTGTAATTAGTTCTATCGTAAAAAGATATAAATTTATCTTTAGGTAATATTATATCAAACCAACTATCTGGTATTTTTTTTATAAACACACAATCACTATCTACATAAAATATTCTTTTGTAACCTAATCTTGTTGCAGCTCTTTGTGCAAATACTTTATAACTAAATCTTACTGCGTCTCTATAAAAATCTTTAACAGGTCTATTATGATTTCTATCTATGAAATTTTTAAGTTCTGGTTCTTCATCAAACAAACTTCTAAATTCTATTTGTGCGTGTTTAGGATAATATTTAAGATCATCTTCAACATAAACTACCATACGTGTGTCTTGGTCTGTAGCTGAATATGTACCTATAAGTCTATGTGCATATTCTTTATAAAGTCGTTTATTAAATGTGGTTACAAATATTTTATCTTGCATATCTTCTCATATCAGCTTCAACCATATCTTTAACAAGTGTATCAATGGTATGTTTAGGTTCCCAACCTAAATGTGCTTTTGCTCTTCCTGAGTCTCCTTGTAGTATGTCAACTTCAGCAGGTCTAAAATTTTTCTTATCTGTTGTAAATATTAATCGACCAGAGTCATAATCTGAAACTTCATTACCTGACCATAACGGATTTATTCCTGCAGCTTTTAAACTCTTACTTATCCAATCTCTTACTGTATGAGTTTTACCTGTTGCTAAAACATAATCGTTTGGTTTATTATGTTCCATCATAAGTATCATACCTTCAACAAAATCTTCAGCATGACCCCAATCTCTTACAGCGTCTAAATTTCCTAAAGTTGTAACCTTACCTGTTTTTTTCCATTCAGCTAAACCTTTAGTGACTTTTCTTGTTATAAAATCTGTACCTCTTAAAGGACTTTCATGGTTAAATAATATACCTGAACAGGCAAATATATTATATGCCTCTCTATAGTTTACAGTGATACTATGACCAAACAATTTAGCACAACCATATGGTGATCTTGGATGAAACGGTGTTGTTTCTTTTTGAGGTATTGCTTTTACTTTACCAAACATTTCACTAGTTGACGCCTGATAAAATCTAATTTTAGGATTTACTTGTTTAATACATTCTAGTATTCTTAATACTCCTAAACCATCTATAATTGTAGCTAACTCAGGCTGTTCAAATGATAACGCTACAAATGATTGAGCTGCAAGATTGTATATAACGTCTGGTTTCGTTTTCTCTATTGCTCTTCTAATGTTTGCTTGATCTATAACGTCTAGTTCTACAAATTCAATTTGATCTGTTATACCTAACTCATCTAATCGCCAATACTTATTAGTAGTTGTTCTTCTTTCACCACCAAATACTTTATAACCTCTTTTTAGTAATGCTTGAGCTAGATATGCTCCATCTTGTCCTGTTATTCCTGTTATTAAAGCTCTTTTCATACTAACCCTTTTATTATGTTATATACCATATCTAAATTTTCTTTTAAGTCTCTTACATCATTACCAATAAACAAACCATGGTCGTGTATGTAATTAGCATTATCGTAATCGTTATGGTCTAGGTAAGTCATATAATCTATTACAGGATTTTTCATAAAATTACCTGCAACAATAGGTCTACACTCTACACCATTTTCTCTTAACTTCTTAACTAATTCATCACGTTTGCCTTTTAAATGATTTTCTAATATAATTGAAAACCCAAACCAACTTGATGAACCTATTTCTTTTTGTATTCTAACGCCAAATAAATCTTTAAACTTATTCGTAAAATATTCTGCGTTTAGTATTCTTTGTCTTCTCATTTCAGGCCACTTTTTAAGTTGTACACTACCTATTGCACCACTCATTTCTAAAGGTCTAACACTGTAACCTGGTGTTATAAACGTAAAACTATCTTTAAAAGGATCACCTGTCTTTTGATAAATTTTAGAATTGTCAGGTAAATCTCTACACCAACCATGAGCTCTTAGTGATCTTAAATAATCTGCGTCTTCGCCATTTTGACAAACAATCATACCACCTTCCATTGTTTGTAAGTGATGACTAAAGAAAAATGAAAAACTACCCATGTGTCCTATTGTTCCAGTGTACATATCACAATCGGTATTGATTGCACCTAAACTTTCGCAATTATCCTCTATTAACATTAGACCGTGTTTTTCTGCAATCTCATTTAGTCTCTCATAATCACAGGAGTTACCTAATAGATTAACTGCGAATATAGCACACGTTTCTGCGTCTATAGCCGCCTCTACCTTGTCAACATCTATGTTTAGAGTATCTTTGTTCACATCTACAAAATTCAACTGAAAACCGTACTGATATACTGGAAAGTATGTTGTAGACCATGACACTGCAGGAACAATTATATTACCGCCTAGTTTGTATTTCTCTTTTAATAGTGCTAACATTAATAAATTTGCTGTTGATCCACTATTAACCATTACTGCATTTTCACATTTGAAGTAATCGCAAAATTCTTTTTCAAATTGCTTTACTTTAGGTCCCATTGTATAACGGCCACCTTTTATAACTTCTTGTATTGCGTCTATTTCTTTTTTATCCCAAGTATCACAGGCTAATGGATATTTCATAATCTTCCTTTCTCATATTTATAAACTCATTTTGTACACTTTTTTCCACACTGCAAAGTTGAGTATTGTAAATAGTTCTTTTTGTTTTAATAAAGCTGGTGGAAACTTTGAACCTTGATTAGGTGTAAAATTTTTATTATCTATAAATGTTTCTATAATATCATCATTAAGTTCAAATATTTCTCTCACCTCTTTATCTTTTAGTGTTTCAATTATATAAGTTCTTAGTACACTATCTTCCTTACCAGGATGTTTTTTTGAACCTACTAGTATTTCATCTGTAGGAAAACGCCAACCAGATTTTTTCTTTTTAGTTATATATGATGGTAGTTGTTCTACGTAGGCTTTTTTAAATAATGTTTTAGCTGCAAAAGTTCTTTTGTTATTGTTTGGATTTGTTCCTATTGTCGCTTTTAAATTTGATGGTATACTCCTTACATAATCTCTTAACTCATTACACATAAGAGGAAATCTAGCTTCCATACTAAAGTTCATACCTAATTTGTCATTTCTAATTAAGAAATCATCACATAAAGCATTTAAACATTCTATATACATCATATCGTTTATATCATCACCTTGTAATTGTTCTTTCGGTAACCAATCATTTAGATAATCCATTTGTTCGTCTAATGTTATCTGTAATTCAGGATTGTTTAGACCTCTATGATTCATTGATAAAGAGTTTAGTTTGTTTCGCCAATCGCCTTTTACGTGATGTTTGTAACCAGTAAAAATTTCATCACCGCCATCACCACTTAAAGTCACTACTATACCATTTTCTGACATAAACTTATTTGTATTGTAGTAAGTAGGAAAAGACTTACCTTGTCGTGGTTCTTCTAAGGCATAAAATGTATTATCCATTGCCTCAACAAAGTCTGCTTCGTTTTGATGAAGTCTATTATTTTGTATATTTAATTCTTCACAATATTGTTTTGCAACGTCTGAGTCTTCATTTAAAGCACTGCCTGGTAAAGTTGTTGCAAAGTTTGAAGTAAATGTATTTGGTTTAACACCTAATTGTATCATTTCATATAGTATAGATGTTGAATCCATACCACCACTTAAAAACAAACCTACTTTTCTTCTACCCATTAAAGTTTGTTTTACTGACTTATTAATTAAATGTCTTATTCTTTCTTCAGCATTTTTAGGATTAGAATTTATATTGATCTTTTTGTTATTTAAGTTATAACTAAATTTACGACCTGACTTAACATCATAACTTAATACTTCACCTGGCACAAACTTTTTGATACCTTGAAACAAAGTAAGATAACCTGAATTATATCCTTGTTTATAATAATGTTTAAGTGCTTCTTTACAAATCTTTCTTTCAAAACCTATTGCAAGTAAAGATTTAATCTCACTTGAAAAACAAAACTTGCCACTAATATTACCATAATAGATAGGTTTAGTTCCGTTACTATCTCTTGCCATAATAAGTTCTTTTGAGTTCTTGTTATACCATGCAAAGGCAAACATACCATCTAATTCTTTGATAAAATCTTTACCTTTTAATTTAAGACCAACTGATAAAACTTCGGTATCTGTATCTGTTTGAAAGTTATAATCTAATTCGTTTCGTAATTCTTTATAATTGTATATCTCACCATTATAGATTAATACTGTATCTTCAAATAACCATGGTTGTTTACCATTTGTTTCTGTATCTACAATTGATAATAGATTATGACCCAACGTAATATCATCATCAATATATTTACCATTGTTATCAGGACCTCTATGATACGCTGCCTCTATCATCTTATCCATTAGTGAATATTGTTTATCTAATATACCATGTATAGCACACATACTATTTTCTCAAAATATAATTTGTTTCTGTTTTACTTAATTGATACGTCATGGACTCATCTACTTTAAAACCTAGTTGAGTAAGAGGTGTTAAAACTTTATTGTCTGTTAACTCTACTAAAACTGACTTACACTTTTTTATTGTATTGATAGCACCTTGTATTACATTTAATTCTAATCCATCTACGTCAATTTTAATATGATCTGGTTGTATTACTATATTTTCTTTTACAAGATAATCTAATTCAAATGCTACACAACCTTGTTTAATTTGATTTTCTTTATCTATAGCATAGTCATTATGAGATTGACCAGGCACCATAGACAATAGACTTAAATACTCTATTGAATTTCTATTATCTAATGCAATATTATATCCTACTATCTTATCTGAAATTTTATTTAAATAAATGTTTGTATATAATTCAGCAAAGTTTAGTGCTTGTGGTTCAAATGCAATGACTCTATGACCTCTTTTAGCTGCATACAAAGAATACACGCCTATGTTTGCACCTATATCAACAAACGTACTATTTGGTTCAAACGAATTAATCCATTCTAATGTTTTAGGTTCTTTCGTGTAAAATGATTTGATTCTTTTGCCTATTACTCTACCTACATTATGAAATTTAATACCTGCAACTTCTTCGTATTCTATTTCATAATCAATCTTTTTACCATCTATGTTTTTAATTACTTCTTTCATTTCAATATAATCACATTAAATAATTGTCTGTGTACATCTACACTTTTAACTTCGGTTACACCGTGCCAACCTTCAGGCACATTTTTAAATAATAAAGATTTATTACCAACAACAGGATAAGATACACTTTCTTCAAAGTCTGTTGGTTCAGGATTCATATCTTTTATTTTTTTACTTTTATAAAATATTGTTGACCCACCATATTCTTCTTTCCATTGTTCAGGCATAAAATAGAATAGATGAGACGCATATTTACCTACACTATCTACGTGAGGTGATACATCTAAACCACTTTGTGTTCTATGAAAATCAAACCTTAATTTAAAATCTTTTATTTTTAACAACTCACAAATCCATTGTTTATATTCTTTTCCTTTTAATTGACTAATCAATGTTTGCCATACAAAAGGTAAATCATTTATACTTACTATAAAGTCATCAAAGTATGGACTTTCTTTTTGAGTTGTCACACACATAAACCTTCTTACGTGTGGTCTTTGATTATGCTTTCTAGTTTTAGGAACTTCATCTTTAAATAAACTATCTTCTGGATATTGTTTTAATAAAGTATTATAATCATCATCACTTATAATTTTATCAATTAATAAATGTGGATTAAATCCTTCTTTTTCTATAAGTGTTTTATTTGTTAAGTTCAACATTTTCAAATATTAATCCTCTACTTCGCCAAAACTCTCTTTCCATTGTTGAGTAAGTTTTAGAAGTATCTAATAGGTCTTGCCTAAAAGTGAAACCATATTTCTTAAACAGTTCTATCCAGTATGGTTTTTCTTCACAGTTAACGTGATGATGTCCTGGTTTACCTGGTTCTGAGTAAGTCACAAATACATATTTTGCATTTTGCATTAAAGACATCCAATTGTCTTCGTATTGTTTTTCTACGTGTTCAACAAATTCGCAACACCAAATCATATCAAACTTTGTCTTGTATTCAAATTTGCCTTTAGTAAAATCGTGTAGTTCAAATAATTCAGGTTTATCTCTAACAAGTGTATGATCGCCATCAATACCTCTTGCGTCATAACCTAAACTGTGTGCCTCGTAAACTTGACCACCTGGCCCACAACCTATGTCTAGCATTGATTTACAACCTAGTTCGTTTTTAGCATATTCTAACACACCTCTATCTGTGTGTGTACGACCTTTGTGTCCACCTAAATGTTTATCTAATGGTTTATTCATTTATTAACTCCTTTATGTATTCTAAAATGATAGGGTCTTTATATTCTGTTTGTAAAAATTCTGTATGAGCCATTTCATTATACCAATTTTTCATTTCATCAACACTCTTATAATATATATCATTTATTTTAGATAAATCATTATTACCTAAACTATATCCAAAGTTTGCTTTTGTTGTAAAGCATGGTATGCCTGCAAATGTAAGTTCAAATATAGAAGTACTATTATCTAATACAGCACAATATAATTGAGGCGCTAGTTCTTTAATTGTTATTGTATTATCTATTATTTCATATCCCTCTGGTCTGTACTTACTTAATGGATGAGGCTTAATACATATTTGTTTGTTAGTATATTTTTTAATTGTTTCTACACTTTTTTTAACAAATTCTGGCCCTGGCATTGTACTAGTAGGATCATTTTCTAATCCAACAAAAATCACTATTTTACCATTTTTATTGTTTTTCCATTGATGATTAAAAAATTGTTGAGATAAAGCATTTTCATATTTTTCATTATCTTGTATGAATTTTGATAGTCTATCTTTTTTAGGTCTACAAAATTTACCTGGTCCATATGTCCAGTGATTTAAACCCATTCTATAATATTTTGGTTGTTCATCTTTCCAATGTTTAGTACCAGATATTACTTGTCTAACTCTACTTAATGTTGCTGTTTCAAACACTATAACTTTTTTATTATACAATTTAGCCACACCTGTAAAAAATGTATTAATATTTTCAATAAAAGCTTGTCTTCTTACATTATCTTTAGGATGCCAAACTCTATTACGATTATTACTTCCCCAAGTACCAAACAATGCGATTGCGTCTGAAGTTTGTATATGCCATATATCTTTTGGTGATAACATATGTTGATCAAAATATTCAGTGCTATATTTAATGTTTATTTGATGATATTCTATTTTATTTTGATTAGTTAAAACACTAAACAAGTTAGAGCAACAACTAGAGCCACCTACTATAGTAATTTTCATTTAGGTATCTTTCCATGGTTTATATGAGTTTGAGCCCTTACTACAGCTTTATCTTCTATAGTACTTACAAGGTATCCTTCTATTTGATCGTAACCATTTTGTCTTGCCCATAAAACTCTTTTATTACCTGATTGAACATATAAACCAGGTTTAACTTTATCATTTTCAATGTGAGGTAGATTCTTTCTAGCAAACCTTTCTCTCACCCATTCATGCTCATGTGTTGATACGCAAATAGGATATTTCATACCATGTTTTTCAAAACTTATTTGATATTCAAACTCGTTCATTCTTTTTTCTAACCAGTCTTTTGGTGGTATGAAAATCAAATCATTAACATTAAACAATTGTAAATCTAAATGTTTTAATGTATCTGGTTTAATTTGTGCCTTTAATACCTTCATAACCTGCCTTTGCTACATAAAAAGCGTCAACTATGTCTGTGACTGGATTGTTTAATTTACTTTGATCAAACTCTTTCATTAAATCAACACCTGTATCTTTAACAAACTGTTCATACATTTTTAATTTATCTGCATTGCCTTTACCAGTTGCACTTTTCTTTACTCTACCTGGCACTATACTTTCAAATCTTTTATTTAACTTATACAGTTTATGTTTTAAAGTTCCCATATTTTCTGCTAGATTAAATACAAGACCTTTACTACCAAAGGAATAACCCTCTATAAAAATATTGTGAATAGTAGTACCAATAGCAGAAAGCGCCCAATCGGATATTTGGTCGTGTCGTTGTGTATTGGTGGTATAGGGTAGATGTAGTCTGCCATTTATTTTACCATTACAAAAATCACCTTCGTATTTTTTTACGTTTGTTAAATAATATATTTTACAATTATCAAACTTAACAGGTCCTCTACAAACACATATAGCAGGACTCGTTAAACTATAATCAATTCCAATCGTCTTCTTGTTCTTCATTATCAAAATCTGCGTCATCTTCTTCAATTAAAGATTCGCCTCCACAAAAAGGACAAGTTGTAGGTTCTATATCTTCAGTTTCCCACTTAACGCTGTATTCTTCCTCACAGTGAGGACATTTTAGTTTTGTACTGTTCATTGTTAGAGCTTAAATTTCTTAAATTGATCCTTCTTAACGTCTTGTTTAATACCACCAATAACATAACTTTCTATTTCTGTTTCTTGTGGTGCGTTTTGCAACCCTTTACTGTTTAACCAATGTTCAGTCCATGGTAAAGGATTAGTTTTAGTTTCATACTTTGATTCAAGTCCTATTGCTTTCATACGTCTATTACAGATAAACTCTACGTATTGATGTAATAATTTTTCTGATAGACCTATCATAGAACCTTGACTAAACAAATAAGTCGCCCAACGCTTCTCTTCGTTGAGTGCTTCATCATAAAGAGCATAGACTTCTTTTTCAGTGTCTTTAATAACTTTGTTCATCACTTTATCATTTTCAAAATTTCTATAACTGTTTATAATTTTTTGTGATACACCTAAATGCTGACTTTCGTCTCTAGCAATAAGTGATAAAATTTTAGCAGAACCTTCCATAAGTTTAAGTTCACCAAATGCAAATGAACAAGCAAATGATACATAGAATCTTAAACCTTCTAGTATGTTAACTGTGATAAGTGCTTTCCATAATGCTTTCTTTAAATCGTATTCACTGACACTCTTTGGATCAAGTTGATATTTGTAACCTAAATGAATTAATTGATCATATGTTTCGGTTACAGATTTAGCTCTTTTTTCTATTTTTTCGTCTTTAATAATATTATCAAATACTTCACCAGGTTGTGAGTATAAGTTTTTTATAATATAAGTATAACTTCTACTGTGTATTGTTTCCATAAAGTCCCAGGTTACAATACAACTTTCTAATTCAGGTATAGAAACAAACGGCAAGAAAGCAAGACAAGGTCCTCTACCTTGTACACTATCTAGCATTGTTTGATATTTTAAGTTAGAAGTAAATATAAATTTTTGTTCTGGTCTTAACTGTTGATAGTCGTTTCTGTCTTTTTGTAAAGATACTTCTTCTGGTCGCCAAAAGTAACCTAATTGTTGTTGAGTTAACTTGTCAAAAATAGGATACTTAAATGTATCGTATCTTTGTACAGCTAAATCTGGACCAAAAAACATTTGTTGTTTTGTTGCGTCTAAATTTTTATCTTTGTTAAATACAGTTTTCATTTTACTCCTACAGCTGTTGCGATTATATATCTCATATTTTCAGTTTTACCTACTTGCGGTGTATGCCTAATATGAGAAGGCCATATATACCAATGATTAACTTTTGGTTTTATTGACCAAAAGAAATTGTCATCTTCAAATAAAGTACCTCTATCACTTCTATTTAAATAAATTATTCCAGAAAACTCTTCAACTTTTTCATAATTTATTCTATAATTAAGATGATCGTGCCAAGTAAAATCATTTAACTCAGTAGCAAAATATGCCCACGACTTTTCGTATATTAATTTGTAGTCTCTATTTAAAAATGATCTAAGTGCTTTATAAAATGTTTCTTTAAAACTTTTGACTTCATTATGATTAAATAACTCATTGTCAGTTTGATTTTGTGGATGCTCACACTGAGTATCTTCACAGCACTTATTTGTTTCAAAATATTTATTTATAAAACTCATAGCTTTTGATGTGTCATCTACACTAATATTATGTTTTTGAAACCAAATCATTTGTCTCTCTTTTTCTCCTCATAGAAATACTTATCACTATCGCCAAATGCCCACTTCTCTTCTTGTTCACTAAAGAAATATCTTGTAGATACATTAAAGTCAGGCGTCTTTAATTCTTTAGGTGATAAACTTTGTTCAAACCAATACATTCTGTTATTAGGTTGAGCAAAGAATTGACCATTATCTAACTTACCAAAGTTATGTTGTTTATGTTCA